AAAAAGAATGAATATTGAACTACATCCCGCTCAGTCTGATATCATCCGTGACTTGTTCATAGATAAGACGAATAGATACGGGGTAGTATGTGCATCACGTGGTTTTGGTAAATCTTACCTAGCTAGCGTGGCTGCTATGCTTGCAGTTCAGGAACTAATGCAGCTTCCTGAAACTGTCCCAAACAAAAATGTAAGTATTGTAGCACCAACCTATCAGCAGACAGTTGATATTTATTACCCGCTTCTAGCATATCAGCTAGGACTAGCAGATTGGGCTTTGACTCATTCAGCTTATACCGGTAAGTTCACATTTCCTAATAACGTAGAATTGCGTCTTTGGTCATATGAAGCTTCAGAACGTATGCGTGGTAGTGGTCAGTATTTTGTTGTCTGTGACGAGGTGGTGTCTTGGGAAGGTACTCCTGGACTTGAAGAGTCTTGGTCTTCCATTATCCGTCCTTGTATCACAACACGTTGGAGTAAAGAAGCGGCTGAACGCTTTAATGCTCCGTCAGCTGGTCGTGCTTTAATTATTAGCACACCTAAAGGTTATGATCACTTTTACGACATGTTTAATTATCAAGATGTCGATAAGGATTGGAAAAGCTACCATTATACTTATCATAACTCCCCATATCTTTCGGCTGAAGAAATCGAGAAGGTTAAACTAACTGTTGACCCTCTTAAATTTGCACGAGAATACGAAGCTTCTTTTGAGGATTCAGGTGCAAATGTCTTTTATAACTTTAGTCGAGCGGATCATCTCGATCCAAATATTCCGTGGCCAGAAGACAACGAAGTAATTTTCCTAGGTATTGACTTTAACGTTGGTATCCAAGCAACATCCGCTTTTTATAAGCGTGGTGAAACAGTATATTACTTCGATGAATTCATGGGTCACCCAGACACGGACTCACTAGCGAAAGCTATTAAAGCCCGTTATCCCAACAATCCGATTCGCGCTTTTCCTGACCCTTCAGGTCGTTCAAGGAAAACTAGTGCGGTAGGAAATACAGATTTTTCGATCCTCGAACAGCATGGTATTCGTTGTCTAGCTCGTAAGAAAGCTCCAGCGATTGCAGATTCAGTTCAGGCCGTTAACACTAAACTTAAAAACGCTAAAGGCGAAGTAGGAGTGTTCTTTCATCCAACAAAATGCGAAAAGACTATTAAGTCTATGGAGCGTACATTGTGGCTTGATTCGAACCCAGATTCTCTTGTTATTGATAAACGATCAGGAGATGAACACTTCTCCGATGGTATTCGTTACGCTATCGAATATTTATTTCCTGTCACTGGTGGCAAAAAGCGTGTAATTACAGGCAATAGGCTCATCTAGAGATGGATCTAACTATAACAAAGGAATTTTAACATGTCAACATCAATAGGTGATGGCCTAAATCCAGCTAATATCATTAGTCAACCAACACCATCAAAAAGTGTAGGTGACCCGATTGCGGCTTTCTCGTCTATGCTACCTTTATGGGAGCGTTCACGAGCCATCTTAGGTGGTGCTCGTAAAGCGAAGCAGTATGACCAAGTGCTAGATAACTACACTTATGGTAACATGCTGATTCCATTCAGCCCAACAATGAACCCACAACAATACTCTTTCTATCTTTCTGAAAGTGAACTACCTGGTCTTTCGTCTCAGTACAGCAAAGTCATTATTGGTGGTCTACTTCGTAAGAAACCAGAATTACAACTTCCAGAAGATTGCCCTGAAGGATGCATGGAATGGTTATTAGACGACTTCGGTTCTGATAATGCTAATCTAGTATCATGGCTTCATGAGGCTCTTTGGGAAGAGCTACAAACTTCACGTGCTTGGATCGGTGTTAACTATCCAGAAGTACCAGAAGGTGTAGAACTAACTCCAACAGAACAACGTAATCTAAAACCATTCCCAGTCATTTACAAAGCTGAAAACGTAATTAACTGGAAGAAAGGTAAACACCCTATTACTGGTCGTGAGCGTCTTGAACAGGTTATTATTCGTATGCACGAAGAACGTTTTGTTGAAAATGAATTTCATGCTGATATCTTTGACGTAGTCTATGTTCATGAACTTGATGCACAAGGTTTTTACCAAGTGCGTAAGTTTGAACGTAAGCAGTCGGAAGCTACAGCTGTATCTAATGGCTCAGTCAATCTACAACAGGTTGAAAACCGTTCTGATCAAGGTAATACCTTTTCTGAAATCGGTCGAGCTACACGCATTCTTCAAAATGGTGAGCGCCTAGAAGAAATCCCAATGTATCCACTAAATGGTTCTATCGAATGTATGGAACCAATCCTTACTCCTCTCGTAGATAAGGAAATTGCTGTATACAATAAAATGTCTCGTCGTAACCACCTTCTTTATGGTGCAGCAACTTACACACCAGTTGTAGCTTCAGACATTACAGACGAAGAATTCCAAGAAATCGTAGACGCTGGTCTAGGTTCATGGATTCGTGTTCGTCAGGGTGACGCAGTATCAGCTTTGGAAACTCCAACTGATGCTCTTAAAGATTACGACCGTGCTATCAATGATGGCATTAACGAGATCGCTAATCTTGGTGCTCGTATGCTAAACCCAGAAGTTCGTTCAGGACAGTCTGGTGTTGAACTTGACATTCGTCATTCAGCTCAAAAGTCACTTCTATCTGCTCTTAATACTAAGGTATCTCAGCAGATGCGCCGTATTATTGCTATAATGATTAACTGGCGTTATGACATGGAGTATACAGAATCTGATATTATGTTTACTCTATCAGCAGACTTTAATCCATCACCAATCGGTGAGCAGTATCTACGTCTAGTTACTGAGTGGTACGAGTCAGGTCTTATTCCTCGTTCAGTATGGATTGAGATTGCTAAACAAAATGACGTTATTGATTCTGAATACAATGATGAAGAAGGTCAAAACGAAATTAAAAGCGATGATATCGTAATGATGGGACTAAACCCACAACTAGACCCGATGGCTCCAACAGCCTCTAAAGCACCTGGTCAGGAAAATCCTAACAAGGTACGATAATGAAGAAGGCACTTGTTATTAGCATGTGTCTCTTTCTAGCTGGATGTGGTGGACTTGCAAAGTTTCTTCCTGAAGGAACTGTTGAAGTCGGTTCTGCCGTGATATGTGGTGCGGGAGTAGCAGCAG